CGTAAGCATAACGAATACGCTGCATAATTTCCTTAGCACCTGTATACTTGTGCGCGGCAATTAGAATGGTACTGTCTGGTATAAACATCGCATACCATAACAAATATCCTGCCGCTGTAGTTGTCTTACCTGTTTGACGAGGTAGCATATTAACATTAAAACGATGTCCGTGATAACTGTTAATTAACCTGCGCTGATACTCAAAAGGTTGATAAACCATCTTACCTTTAGTAGGATGTTGAATATGAAAAAAGCGATCTAGGAAATAGTGTGGCCCATTCTCTGGATCCATACAACCTCTAAGGTGTTCAATTTCCTCCTCAGTCCAACGCTGTGTGGAGTGTGCTTTTTTAACGAGTTGACTATCTAAGTTACTTCCTGCCATGTGAATATTTACCGAAAAAAATAGCCCCCGCAGGGGCTATTGGATTACCTTACAAATTAATCTTTGTATTTGTTATACTTGTCTTTAATTTTTTCTAAGTCTTTGCCTTCTTTACCTGCCTTAGCTAGAGCTTTCATTCCGTCCTTGCCGTACTTCATTACGCCCTTACCTGCCTGGCTCATTGTTTCTTTTTCTTCTGCTTCTTTAAAAGGTTTACCTGCTTTAGCCGCTGCCTTAGCACGAGAACCCCAGACTTCGTCTTTTGGAGATTCAATTTCTCCATCACCGTCATAGTCTTTATCAGCTTTCTTTTCTTTCTTGCCTTCGTTTACAAACTTTTTATATTCGTTGAATAATTGTGCCTCAAATGCTGCCAATGATTCGTCTTTCTTTTCTTCGTCTTTATCACTTGTTTTCTTTAAAGGATTATCTGCGCTTGCTGGTGGTTCATATTCTTTATCACCTGCTGAAACTTTATCACGCAAATCAGCCATGTCATTAGGGTTGTATGCTTTAACTTTTTCTTTAGGACTATTATCATAAGGACGAGCATCCTCATCTTCTTGCTCATCATCTGCTTCTGGACCTTTGTGTTTAACTTCTTGATCTGTGCTTACTTTAACTGGATGATCAGTTGTTACTTTAACTGGCTCACCTGTACGAATTTTCTTGATAAGATTCATAATCTCATCATCGCCTGCGCTACCTAAGTCAGTTGCGCCGCCAATTTCATCACTAGCACCGATAGCACCTGCGATTGGATCATCCATACCTTTTACATCAGGAATCTTTGCTCCGCCGATATCATCGTGCTCTGGTTCTGCTGTCATTGGCTCATGAACTCCGCCCATGCCCATTAGGTCTGGCATAGGAGCACCTAGTGCGCCCATTGGAGCTTGTGATGGACCATCAGTTTTTGCTAGATCCATTAAGCCTCGTACCATGCTAACAATCTCGCTAGCATTGCCTGCGCTCATGTTTAAGCTAGCTGGCATTGTAGGAGGCATCATAGCACCCATTGTTGGCATTCCACATTCGCTAATTGATTGTGTACCTGCTAACATTTTTAAGCTGTTAGTATCTAATCCTTCGTCTAATTGAATAGGCGCTGTAGATTTTTTAGATTCTGTGATTGTCTGTTTAGGTTCGTTAGACTCTAACGCATCAATCTTTTTCAATACATTTAAAAAGTTCATTTTATTTCTTCCTTGGATCTGGGGCTACCGTATTAAACACGCTCTTTGAATCGGCATCTTTGTTTTTCATTTCAGGTTGGTCACCTTCAGGAATAACTTCGCCACGAGCTTTGCGTCTTGCGTTAGCATCATCATTCAAGGTTTTCAAGAATGATGTGTTATACTTTTCGCCGTAATAGTTATTAAAATCAGCGTTAGTAGATTCTTTATAATCTGGTGTGTCAAGTAAAGCGCCTTCACGCTTTTCTTTAGGTTGTTGATATTCTTCTAGGGGATCATTAGGTGTACGAACAACAATATTTTCAAATGGGCGTTTTAAGCACATTGCTAGTTTATCTGTTAGTACTTGTGGTGTTGCTGGATAATTTGTTGTTACTTCGTAAACGTTAACTTCTGTGTTTCTTACTTTTGGAAAGTCTAGAGGAAGGGCTTGAATTGGTGTTTTGCCGACTTTCTTGAACTCAGCTATGCTGAACTGTTCTAATGCTGTTTTTAAGGACCCTTCATCCTCTGAGGTAACATCGCCCGCAATCTTAATTTTGAAAGCGTATGTACGGGTCGATTCTGCTAGATATTCTTTAAATGATTTCATGATAGTTCCCTATGCTTTATTTATCCATGTTTTTAAGTTTTTCCAGGAGACTATTGCGGTCTGTAATCAATACACCTTGGGCTTCTACGGTACCTGTATCAGCATCTCCATTCTTTTTATCGATAGCATACTTCTTAATTTGAAGCTCGATCATCTTTAATTTCTTGTCAATTTTGGCTGATTTTGCGGTTACTGCGGCGTTAAGCATATTGCCCGCTACTTCAAACATACGAGCCGCATGTCTAGGTTCTACCTGCATTCCTAAATCCATTAGATCATCGTATGCCTGTTCTGCTTTAGTTGCTAGGGCGTCTAATTCACCGTCACTAACATCACCTAAACCTTTTACTCTTGGTAAGGCCGCCGAAATTTTGTCAAATTCCTCTAACTTATCTTGTAAGTTGATAACAGGCTGATCTTCAGCTACAGGAATAACCTTTTCTTTTTTCTCGGGCGGAAGGTTAAAAACCTCTTCAAGTTTCTTTGTCATATTATTACTTATATTATTTTTTACCGGAATGGAAAATATCGCCTTCGTTTATGACCCTAAATTTACAACCGTGTCGTTTACACCATTCATTTGCGGCCTGCCATTTTACCATATTCTTAACATACTGAGCTTGGTTATACGGATTTTTCCCAACTTTTTCTATTAGGGTTTGATTAGCTGGTTTTATTTCTATAAGTTCTGCGTGTTTCTTATAATCCTTGTCAACATAGATTAAAAAGAAATCTGGAACATAGACCGTATTTTTATTAGTTAAAGGATCCTTGTACGGAATCTTAACACTTTCGCTAGCCCATTGATGAACGCTTGGATTATGATCACAGAAACGCATAAACGCTAGTTCCCAACTTGACCTATAATAAGGCAAGCCGGCTCCTACATATTTTTCTGGGTTCTCTACTTTATAAGAACCTTTTGCTGTATTTCTCATTAGGCAAGTATATTACGCTGAATGTCTGATGCTGGAGTGACATTCGTAACTAGACCTAATGTACTAGTTTTAAATCTATTGTAGTTTAAGATTTCTCCAACTACGGAACTTAGGACAACATCAGTTGAACCTTTTAAGGTGTTTAGAATCTGCATTCCATCGTAGCCATCTATCTTTGCTTGTTTTAGAATAGCAATAGCAATGTACTCGGCACTAGGACTTTTAAATCCTCTAGTTTCTAATAATCCTGTCATCGCAATTAATTGTTGATTGTTTAATTGAAGTGGATTACTGTTTACTCCGTCAAAAACTTTCAGTGTTGCGTCACTGCTTGATACTGGTTTATCAACCGGTATGTTATTATATGTTATACTCATAACCATCCCTCTGTTGGCCAATCGCCAGGTAACTGTGGAACCTCACCGCTGTCGATTTTTATGTCAGGATTATTTACTGCTAATTCTGCGTCTCTATTTCCAATTAGGCCAGTGACGCTATCTGCCGCTATTACCGTTGGGTCCGGAGTTCCGTCAACCCCTAGTCTAGAAGACACAGAATGTACTGAACTTATCGATTCAATTTGAGCAATAATTTTCTTCATAATTGAGTTTGATTTATCTAGATTATTTTGTAATAATACAGGATCAGTATAGCCTAGAGATTGTAATTTTAGTACCAATGGTCCTATATCTTGACCTAATTCTTGAGCATATTTGATCTTAGGTAGATATTGATTTTTTATTTCTTGATTTGTTACTATCTGCCCGGCAAGAGTATTGGCCAGATCTTTTCTTAATGATAGCGCATTTTGTAGTTGACTTAGTGTAGCCATTAACCTTCTCCCCATCCGTCGTTGCTTATATTTTCTATATCTGGTGGAGGTGCTGGTGGCGTTTCTGGAGGCGGAGTATCTGGATTCTGATTATTGCTATCAGGTGTTGAGTTAGTATCTGCTGCCTTAGCTTGTACATCACCTTCGGCAGTTTTTGCCGCGGTATTGTTACCCTTAAATAATTTAATACCTGCGCTAGCTAAACCTCCAACGCCTGCTAATGCCGCGGCCCCGGTACCAATAAGCCCTCTTGCGCCACCACCACTGATTAGTCCGGTAAGTTCACCTTGTAAACTTGCTCCGCTTACATTTTTTAAATTCTTTATTAAATTGCCGCCTGCTAGTGCTGTTCCTAAAATACCACCAATGCTTGGCTTATCAACAACATTACTAATGTCACCAAACACATCTGCCGCACCAGATATAATGCCACCTGGACCAAATAAACTGTTATTGCCTCCGCCTGCGATACTTAATGGACTTGGTGCTAGATCGTAGTGGAATGTAGCAAATCCTGATGGATTGTCTTTTGCTACACGACCAGTACCGTACAATACTGTTTCGTAAGCAAGAGTCATTTTATTTTCTAATACTTTATTTCCAGTTGACTGATCAAGTCTATCATGTTGCCAAGATGTTATTAACGGATTAATTAAAATAAATGAAGTAAAAGATTTTTGATTTAATTGATAGATACATATACTATCAAAGAATGGATCAACTTGTGCGTTGTTAAGACCGTAATTAGTAGACTGATAAATGTCTGCGTTTGATTTATATTTTGTATCAGTGAATGCCGCCGGTTTTGTACCTACTGCAAAATTACTACCACTTCCGTAGTTACTATCTGCGTAGTAGTATTTGTAATAGTATTCCCACAATCTATGAGTAACGTTACTCATATCATCATGGAATGTCATATTAATATTTTCGTAAGTTATACCTTTCTGTATAACTGTTTTTCTATTATACTGATTAACTACTTCTGTTTGTAAAGAAAATTTAGGAAGGTCAGTTGATTTAACTAACATACCAACTTCTGGTTGTCGTCTTACTTTCCAATCATCTGTTGTTTGTAATACTTTTTTTAAGAAATCTAATAACCCTGGGTTGGAGTTATTGCCGGCTTTCATATTGTTTAATGCTGATTGATTAATATTAAACACAACATAAAAGATCCAGCCATTTTTTGGCGCAAGAGCCATTGTATTGTCAACATACAATCTACTTGCGTGAGCGTAGTCAGCTAGTTGACCTTTTGGATTGCCAGCGCCTTGAAGTACCTGACCTAAGAAGTTATTAAATGCATTAGACATATGAATATTTAGCCGTAAAAAAAGACCCGAGAAATTCGGGTCTTCCTAAGCCTTGCCTGGCTTATCCAGTGATCAATGTACCAAGTGTACGGCCAACTGCTTCGCCTACACCTAACGGTTGACCGCTAGCGCCTACTTGAATAGCGTTATCAAACTTGATTGTTAGAGCAATTTGAACTGGTTCGCTAGTCTTATAATCTAAACCTTGGTAGTCAGCATCGCTTACAAAGCATCCGTCAACTTCCCATGTTTCAAGAACATTCGCATCATTAGCACCGTTACCGCCATCTAGCATTTCAATTACAGTTGTGAACTTGTAATCAATACCAGACGCAGCCGCAGCCTGCTCATAGAAGTCGAACTGTTTCTGTAACTGCTCGCCTACTAATTTACTTACTGCGCCAGTGACATCATCACGCAATGTCAATGTCATATCGCCCCATGAATGTTTACCAGCTAGTTTTACCTTGCTGTTGTAAACATCAATGACGATTTCGTCAAAGGTTACCTTTGGACGAGTTACATCAACTACCTGTTTTGTCAACTCAGTAGTTGGTTTGCTTACACCAAAATTCTGAAGTGTCACTCTAAAGCGATACTTTAGTTTTGGCATCAATAAGCCTTGTGTGCTTGCTGATTGGCCTGCTCCTAGTGGAACTGTGAATCTGCTTAAACTTGCGATTGCCATCTTATGTGCTCCTTGTCCTTTTTATTTACCTATTATACGCCTGCTTTAATTGCGCCAGTATTTTTCAAGCGTAGTGGAATATAAATGAATTCAACTGCCTTAACTGGTTCAATCGCTACGTCTAACCATAATTCACTACGATCGATACGGCTTGGAGTATTGTTAGACTCATCGCAAACTACGATAAAGTCATACAATGCTCTTTGACCTACTAATTCTAGTAATAGGCTTTCTGTAGCACGTTTCATTTCGTTTCGTGTAATCTTGTCATTAGGTTCAAACAAGAATGGTTTCGCTAAAATTCCTAACTGTCTGCGTAGATATGCTACTAGACGAGCTACGTTAATACGATCTAAGCTACTTGCGTTTTTAGCACGAGTATATTGACCCATAGCAACTACTCCGACACCTGTTAGTGTAGCAATTGGGTTAACTTTAACACCTGCCATTACATCACGAATGCTTTCTGGTAATGCTGTAGTTTTAAATTCGCCTGTTGTTGAATCAATGTAACCAACGCTAGAAGCGTTATCTACACCACCACGGCGTGTACCAGCTGGAGCAAACCATTGATAG